GATGAGAGTGTAGAGTATCACAAAAAGTATTTGACTAAGAGTATCGAACTTCTCTCACTACTAAAAGGTCAACGACCTGTAGATTTTGGTGAGAATATTATTGATGCTTCGGCACATGACTTCGACGACTTCTGGTATGGTAAGCAATACACAGAAGAAGAAATGAACGCAATGTGTGAACGTGCGGCAACCGAAAATGATAAAGACAAGTGTCGTGAGTATAACCTGCGTGAAGCAGAATACTATACTAAACGTGCAGAACTTGATGCTCAACATTCAGAACACTGGTCTAATCCTGGAAGGAATAAAACCTATGATCAAATGATTGAAGAAGGGTGGCAAATGACTGATGATGGTTTCTGGATTAAAGAGAATGACAAAGGAACTATGTCGGTGTCAAACTAATGTACACTCTTAAACTTCTTGTTCCTTTAGTTGTAACAATGTGTGCAGAGGGTTTGACTACAGGACAAGGCGACTACTGTGTAGTTGACAATAACAAACCCAATGTGGTAAAGTATTATGAACCTGGAAAGTCCTGCTATGTTAATGGAACTTTCTATCGTAAATGTGAGGATCGTTTGAATGGCTCTATCTGAAACTGTTGGGAATAGTTTGAAAGAAGCAGAGTCATCTCTGCGTAATGCATTAGCATTTGCCGCCCGTCAAGAAAAACCATTTGTAGCAAAACATATTGCCGATATGGTGATGCAAATTGACAATCTTATGACTGCTGATAGTATCATGGATAAGTTAGAAAGTCGTCGTTATGGTGACAGTGGATCTTTTGGATCTTTCTTCGATGAGTAAAGCATTGTAACAGCAATCCCAAAGATAACATTAAGGATCTAGATACTTATGTTATAAGATGCTAACATTGAGACACATCGCAAAGAACTCATGACTCTCGCAAAAACTGGAAAAGGTACCCTCTCAGAAGAGGAAATGAATGAACTTATTGCTCTGAAAGAGGCAATTACCTATGCTCCACACACAGTTTCCGCGCATAAAATGGAAAAGTTTGCCGAGTTGATGGTTCGATCTCTTGAGGGAAAAGAATCTAATTGCCCTCAATAAAATAAATAAGTATTATCCCGCTACAAAACATGGAAAACATCGACAAGCACATTCAAAAGGATGAGGATCTTTTGAATGACCCAACTATTTCCCCACAGTCGCGCCGACATACTGAAGAAGAGTTAGAAGCACTGAAAGCATATAAAGAAAACCACCCTGGTGAGTCACACGATCCTACTCCACTTGAGTTGTATTGTGATACTCATCCCGATGCATCAGAATGTAGAGTCTACGACGACTGAGTGTGACAGTTGAATAAGTGGCACAGGGGGGATTCCATGCCCCCCTTTTTAATGCCATAATACCTAGGTAATCGAGAGAGACACATGGGCACCCGCTCCCTGATTGGCAAGCAACTCAACGATGGTAGCATCCTGGGCGTCTACTGCCACTATGACGGTTATCCTGAGTTTAACGGTCGCGTGCTGCGTGACAACTTCGACACCGCAGATAAAGTTGCCGCACTAATCGACGGTGGCGACATGTCCTGCACCTGGACTAATGCAGGTTGGAATAACGAAACCCTGCCCGAAACTGGTCCTCTTTACTACACCATGCGTGGTGAATCCCTGGAGAATAATGCACCTAAACTCTACCAGGATTTGAATGAGTTTCTGTGTGCTGCCGACCACAACTACTGTGCAGAATATACTTATCACTTTGTTGATGGTGAGTGGGTTTGTCATGATGTGCGCCCCAATCCTTACCTTCCCCACAATGTGATGCAGGTTGCTATTCCTGCTGGTGGACTGACTGATTAGTCCATTCTATGCTATAATACCAAACGTTGCTGAGGTTTTTCCCATGGATTTGTCTGAGTTGATTGAAGAGTTCCGTGAGTCTGAAATCTATGAAACAGACCCCCAAGATTGGATGGGATACCTAAAGAGTGATGACTACTGGGTGCCAGATCCAGAACTGGTCTACTGACCCTCTCAGAGGCGTCTAGGACGCCCTATAATAAGCACATAAGCAACCAACCCCATGACCACTACCTTCGCTGACTACGCTGCCCAGCAAGACGCCCGCAACACCATTCATCTTAACATCGTTAAGTATGGTCTGATGCTGTGTGATGCTCTCCAGCAAGATGCTCCTGACGGTTACTTCTACTCTCTGGACTCTTCTGGTCGTAAGTATCACAAAGTCTTCATGCACATTGGTGATCGCCGCGATAGCATCCACGCTTTCATTGATAAGAAGACTGGCGAAGTCTTCAAACCTGCTAGCATCAAAGCACCTGCTAAAGGTGCTCGCTACAATGTTCTTTCTATTCCTTCCCGCGAAGAAATGTATGAGCGTTGTGACTGGGCAGGTGGTTATCTATACGCCCGATGATATACGCTATCATCATTCTTGCTAGTGTTGTGTGGGCAGCACTAGCACTTTTTTCTCCCTGGTTTAATCATCTCAACAAGGAAAATGAACCCATCAAAAGAACAACTCATCGACGCACTTTACCATGAGTATGTGTGGTTATGTCATGATGACTTTGAACCTGGGGTAGACATTGAACCAGAAGACTATCTCAATATGTTAAAAGACATGACCTACGATCAGTTAGTTGAGGAAACTTGCACCGACGATACTTATCACCTGAGTGAGTTTATGGAGGCGTGGGGTTGACAGGTAAGGATAAACTTGTCTTTATTGGTTCTTTCATTTGGTTAATGCATTGGGGAGCATGTCTTACATCAGTCATTCTGGATACGGTTATTCTAAGAAACTCTGTGAGGATGTTACCTCTTGGTTTCTGAATAAGTATTTCCCACGCCATAGAATTACGATTGACATTGTGCATCGTGGTCTGAAACGTGAGGCAGTTTATGGTTACTGTGACACCACAGAAGAAACATACCGTCCGCGTAACTTCCTTATCGAATTAGATACCTACATGGATAAGGAGTTGTATGTAAAAACTCTTTTGCATGAGTTGACCCACATGAAGCAATGGGTAGATGGTCTGCTGCGTTTCCGTCATGGAAAATTGTGTTATTCTAAAGTTCCTGTAGAGAATTGGGAGTATTGGTATCAACCACACGAAATAGAAGCGCGTGAAATGGAAGAACAACTCTATCACAGTTATTTGATAGAAAATGGTCTTGTGACAGTTGAAGAGGTGGCACACCAGGCGTTTCCCAACCGCCTCTGTGCCCTATAATTACAAGGTAATCGAGAGACACCCATGCAACTCCAAACCTCTGCCACCCAGATCGACTTCTATCCTGTCGCTGGTGGCAAGCGTTTCGTAAAGCGTGTCATCTGGCACCCCACTGAAGAGATCTCTCAGCAGATGACTTCTTTCACCACCCGTGTTAAGTCTGATGCTCTCTATGACATTCGTCAGTATATTGCTAACGGTGCTGAGGTTACTGATTTCAACACCGAAGCATACACTGGTTCTGATTACTCTCCCCTCTACTGCTGATTCTACAAAACCCACATCAAAACCTCCGCATTTCCTACAATGACACTCGCTTCTAACGACACCGAACTCCGCAAACTCCGCCAGACTATCCTAGAAGAGGTTGAGGACATGGACATCGAAATGCTCAAGCGGATTGCCTATGAAGTTCGTTGTGAAGAAAACGGAATCTATCCCGACCAAACTTACATCCGCTGGTGACCCTGTGACACTCTCCGAACTGGTCTACAACTGGTTGCTGAAGCGCCTGGACCTCCTATAATACATTCATCAGCAAAGGACACATGACCATCACCGAGCGCAACCAACGACTCTTTGAACTGCGTCACAAACTGTTGATGAAACGTGAAGAAGTTCGTATGGTTGAGCGTGAAATCTATGCAGTGCGTCAACAATACAAAGATGCACAGATGGGCGACCTTTTCACTGAAATGTTTGGAGAATGATGACACAAGAAGACAGAGAGTTTGTTGACTTTCTTTTCAGCAAACTGGTCAAGCATGTTGATACTGATATGCTAGACCTTCACGACTCTGATAGTTGTGACGATCACCTAATGTTCTCTCAGTTGGAGTTGTTCTAATGACTTTTGAAACTGCACTTTTGCACTCTGATTACACTTATGATCCTCAGGCAGGATCATACTTCAAGGAAGACTCTATTGGTCATCTTCACACTTACATGCATATTGAAGATGATACCTGGAACTATGAAAAGTACGATGAGAACGATAATGTTCTCGTTTCCAAGTCCTTTACTCTTGACTGAGACCAATGCAATTCCAAGTCACTGCTATTGAGTTTGACCTTGATTGTGATGCTGCTGATGAAGAATTAACTCCTCAAGATGAGCAGGATTTGTATGATGATTACATCGGCACATTCTGGGAGGCAGATGATGGTGACGACCTTGTAGAAGAGATTACCAGTGCATCAGGTTGGTGCATCAAATCCATTGATTACCGTCACATCCTTAACTGAAATGCAAAACACTCACATCGAACACCCCGAAGATTCCATCCTTACGGGTGATCTTTCTGCCCTTAATTGGTTTGTGACTGATGGTAGGTTGAGTCTTAAGATTGACGGTGCTCCTGCTATTGTGTGGGGACGCAATCCTGCGACTGGTAACTTCTTTGTGGGAACGAAGAGTGTATTCAACAAGGTAAAGATCAAGATCAATGAATCCCACCAGGACATTGATGACAATCACACTGGACCTGTAGCAGAGATTCTGCACCTTTGCTATGACTATCTGCCACGCTCTCCGTGGATTTTGCAGGGCGACTTTATCGGTGTTGGTGGTAGTGATGAGTATCAACCTAACACGATTACCTATGTCTTCCCCAGTGTGATTCGGGAGACGATTATTGTTGCACCTCACACATATTATGATGCTGAGGATGATTTGCGCAATGCAGTTGGTCGCCCATTGGACTTCAGTCTGACTGATACTCATCACTGTAAGTTTATCAAACCTCAGGCATGGATTGCATTTGGTGCAGACAAGTTTGAGGACATGATTGATATTGTAGGGTTCGCCAAGCAAATGTCTACTACCTGTGAGTTCGTCAGTGATAAGAAAGCGAAGGAAATGAAGAAGGTCATTAACAGTTTCATAAAAACTGGTGC